GCAATTGCTCGTAGAGGTAAATTATTCGATAAACAAAGAACGAATGAAGCCTGGAGAAATCTATTTGTACAAGCTGGCATCCTAAAATAAGTGAGGTGATCATACATTGCTAGAATGGTTAAAAGATTATCATAAATTAGAAGATGAAATTATCTACTTAGAAAGTGATTTAGATAGAAGTAAACGAGAATTAAAACGCTGGGTGTATGGTGACTTACAAGAAGTACGTTTAACTGCTGAGTCAGAAGGAGCAAAACTAGAAGATCGTATTGCTGTACGTGAACATGACTTAGCTCATAAGATGAATGATATGTTTGATTTCAAAAAGGTAATTAGTACATTCCACGGTTTGGAACACAAGATTATGTATGGTAAGTATGTGGAGGGCAAGACATTGGAAAAGCTTGCTGAAGAGTTAGATTACAGTCCACGCTATATTTATAATAAACACTCGCAAATAAAGCGTATGATTGAATATGCTCAAAAGCTAAGTTAACAAAACATTAAGTTCACTTCAGTTCATGTTAACTATTGCAAAAAGGGGTTATAGTAATAACATAAAGAATTAACGAAAGGGCAACTGAATGTATCGGTTGCTCTTTTGTTTATGAGTGGATATTAAAATATCACGTACCGGAATATAAATAGAAAAGATAAAGATGGTGATTAGGGAATGGATTGGGTAGACTTCTTCGGAATTCTAATATGGATAATCATTCTTCGTGTCTATTATCGATATGTTGTAAAATAAGCAAAAAATATAGTTAGTTAACAAGGTGAAGTTTATGCAAGAAATAATGGTGAATAAGTGCTGAAAACCCGCTAAACTACGTTATGTATAAAATCATGCATAAAGAATTGGAATGATATGTTACAGGAATCCAGTGTTATCAACGATTTCCCATTATATCAACTTTTTCAACTACCTATAATTATAATTATGTAAACTAAATAGGGAACTAGATGAATATATTATTAATTTCCCTGTATAAATTAAATCAGACTACAAAATTATTAATATAAGATTCTTTTAGCATCCATTCGGGTGCTTTTTATTTTGGAGGAGGATGAAGGATGAGTGAACATAAATTAACAATAGAAAAGAAAGATAGTATTTCCTTTAGACCAATATTCCCGCATAAGATTGACGGAAGTAAAATCAAATCGTTAGAAGATGTAATTAAGATTTTAAAGTTGATGGATATTCGTTTGGATGATAAAGCAGTAAAGGGTCTTGAGCATTTGATTGAAGAGGAGTGAGGATGGTTCATGCAACCTCTAACAATACAAGAGATTAATAAACTATATGAGCAAGATAATATCATTAAGTTCTATAAGCATCCTTATTGGAAAAGGAACATTAGAATCAAAGCATTAGAGAGAGACAACAACGAATGTCAGGAGTGCAAGCGCAAAGGTAAGTATGGCAAAGGTCGTAACGTCCATCACATCAAGGAGTTACGTGACAGACCAGACTTAGCTTATACATTAAGTAACCTAGAAACACTATGCATTCAATGCCATAACAAAGAACATAACAAAGAGAAGAACATAGTGAAGAAGCGCTGCACGATAGTAGATGAAGAGAGGTGGTAAGGGAATGCATATTGAGTTTACAATTCCTGAATGGTTATTCTGGTTAATTGGAGTGCCAAGTGTAATAGCTATACTGTGCTTTACTTATATCGGTTTCGCATTCTTTCGGGCATTTAGATGATAGAGGTGGTAAGTGTGGACAGCTTAACGATACAAGGTAACACTTATTCATTAACAGTAATGAACGATATTGCTAACAATGGAATGGAAGGACATACAGATCGTGCTATTGATATCTACAAACGATTCCAAAAGGATATCTACACAACATACAAACAGATAAGACACATATGTAATCCAAGAGCTTGCGAGAAGACTACACTTGCAACTGTAAAGAAAAGTCTACGTGAACATTGGCTAGAACATTATCTAAATATGTCATTAACAGAAGCTCACATTGTTATTGAATATGCTGAGCTATTCTTTGGTTTAGCTATAAAATAATCTAAGTCAAAAAAAGCCGAGCTACCCCCCGGGTAAATTTCAGAAAAATTTTTGCTGGGGGACCGAACAACGCGGGGGGGAGATTTGTCTTTTTATTTTTTGCTTTTCGCGCGTGAAACAGACAAATTTATTCTTTTCTAAATTAACAAATGAAAGTGTGGTGATACCGTGACAATCAAGAAAAAAAACTACGAATTGGCTTTTGAAGATTATAAAAATGGCATGTCATACGTTGATATTGCTACAAAATATGGAGTTGCTGAAACTACTGTCCGCGACACCTGGCGTAAGCGACATTGGAAAGAAACATTAAAAGAACATACTAACTTACGAGATAAGATCCGTGACGATCTACTAGGTCAAATGAGGTCAAACGGTGTCATTCACGGACATTTTCTTGATTTAGTTGAAGATTATATGGCAATGTGGGATATCAAAAACAATTTGATTGCTGATATCGAAGAACGTGGTGTATCTGTACTAGGTGCTAATGGATTTATGAAGAAAAACGATAGCATTAACGAGTTGAATAAGACCAATACACAAATGCTAAAGATTCTGAATGAGTTGGGCCTTAAATCGGTAAGTGAGGATGATGACGATGACGAATGCGAAGTATAACTATCATCCTTATATTAATGAATACATGGAGAATGTGGAAAGCGGAAAGATAAGGGCTTGCAAAGAACAAAAGCAATTAATGAAATTAGTCAGGAAAACGTTAGACGATCCGAACGTTTATATAGATGCACAAGCGATTGAAGATAGTGTTACAGTACCCGAACCTTATTTTCCTTTTAAACTTTTCTCTTGGCAAAGATTTGTTAACGCGTGCGTGTATGGAGTTCGATATAAAGATAACGATCGATTAGTTTGGAATCAAATTTTAATTCTAATGGGTCGTGGTGGCGGTAAGAATGGTTACGGTGGTTGGCATAACTTCTACATGATGTCTAACAAGTTGGGCATTAATAATTACCATATCGAATGGGTGGCCACTTCTGAGAAACAGGCTAAAACTACATTTGAAGATGTTAGAGGTGTAATTAATAATCAAAAAAACCAAAAAGTTTTAAAGAAATCCTTTAATGCTACAAAAGTTATTATCGAACACAAGAAAAACGGAACTCATTTACAATACCATACGTCCAACGCAAGAACAAAAGACGGCTTGCGTCCTGGTTCTGTATGGTTTGATGAAATCCACGAGTATGAAGATTACGCGTCAATCAAGGTATTCCGTTCGGCTTTGGGTAAAGTAAAGGACGGCCGGACCTTCTATTTAACTACAGATGGATATGTTCGTGGCGGTGTCCTGGATGATTTGAAGGAAAAAGCCCGAATGGTTTTAAGTGGAGAAGTTGAAAACAGTAAGATTTTCCCCTTCATCTGCAAATTAGACTCTGAAGAAGAAGTCGAAGATATTGCAAACTGGGAAAAAGCTAATCCTTCTATTCGAGATAACACAGAACTATTTGAAACGATGAAAGAAGAATGGGCCGATTGTCAAACCAACATTCCAATGCATGTTGAGTTTATGACAAAAAGGATGAATATTCCGAAGCAGTTATTTCAACATAAGATTGCTACTTATGAGGATATTCTTGCAACAGATCAAGAATTACCGGACAATTTGCATCAATATCAATGTGTTGGCGGAGTAGATTTCGCTGAATTACGCGACTTCTGTAGCGTAGGTTTGTTATTTAAAGTGAATGGTAAGCGGATTTGGATTCACCACACGTTTATATGGCACGAAGCGTTGAAAATGCAGGATATAAATCAGGACATCATTGATATAGGTGTAGAAAAAGGACTATTCACCATTGTGTACGATAAAGAGATAAAACCGGAACGTGTTGTCAATTGGTTCTTAGATAAAGCGAAAGAATACGATATTAAATACATCGCTATTGATAAATTCCGTTCGGTAATCTTGCAGCCTTTATTAGAACAAGCTGGTTTCCATGAAAAAGTAAAGGTAGTACGTCGGGGTCAATATATCCACGCTATGTTAGATCCGTTAATTCAACATTTATTTATCAATCAAAACTTAATTTTTCACAATGACCCTGTTATGCGGTGGTATTGTGGGAATATTTATGTGGATGAATTAGGTAATGGCTCAAAAGAATATAAAAAAATCGACCCTGTCAAAAGAAAAACTGACGGGTTTTTTGCATTCACTCACGCTTTAAATTTCGATGGAGAGATAGAAGACTATGCCATTGATATTAACGATATGCAAGTATGGTCATTTTAACTAAAGGAGGTGAGTTAATTGGGAATTAGAACGCTAGTTAAAACATTTTTTGGTGGTAGTAGTAGTGAAATTCCTGATCCAGACTGTCAAACATTGCAATTAAAAGCGGAAATAGCTTACAAAAAACTATACGTTAACGCTGCTATCGATTTAATTGCACGTTCGTTGATTGCTTGTGATTTTGAATCTTATAGAGATGGCAAGTTAAAGCGTAGTTTGAACTATTATCAATTGAATGTATCGCCTAATAAAAATGAAAATGCTCATGAATTTTGGACAAAAGTTGTATATAACCTTATTTACGAAAATGAAGCGTTAGTTATCCCTATAGGTGATGAATTGTGGATAGCTGATTCGTTTTATCGCGAAACAACGAATGGTTTAAAAGAATTTACGTATCATTCATTGTCAATTAACGGTGAAATGCTAACGAAAACTTATAAAGAAAGTGAAGTCTTGTATTTCCGGCTTTCCCAGGAGTCTATTAATCAAGTTATTGATAGTTTGTATAACTCATACGGATTATTACTAGCAAAAGCCATGTCTGATTATAAGGGGAATGGAAAACTTAGATTTTTAATCAAAGGACGTTTCATGAACTCTTTGACAGACGAGAACGGAAAAGCAGCACAAGCACTTTTCGAGGAAAAGATGAGAGATTATACGAATCCCGAAAAGCTTGCATCTGTTTTGTTCCTGCCGGAGCAAGTCAATTTAGAAGATCAAAGTAAAGACCTACAAAAATTGGATACACGAGACATTAAAGAACTCGCTAAAGATATGTTGGATTTCGTGGCTTCTGCTTTCCACATACCATCTACATTATTAAGCGGAACAGGTGAAGAGAAAGACCTTGATAATTTCATATTATTTGCGCTTCGTCCAATCGGTGAAATGATAGCGGGCGAATACAATCGCAAAATGTTTACGAGAGACGAATTTTTAAATAAAAATTACATCAAGTTTGACATAAAAAACTTCAAACTATTTGATTTAACGAAGTTCGCAAACTCTGTGGACAAACTATTCGCCGTTGGCGGACTTAGTATTAACGATGTAATTGAGCGCTTGGGTGGTGAATTAATCGATGAAGATTGGGCTAATGAGCGTTATGTTACTAAGAACTATGAAAGAGCAAGGATAAGCGGAACTATGGAAGGGGGTGAAGATGATGGAAATGGAAAAGATCCAACCGAAGTTCCTAATGATGGAGAATCAGGAGAACAGTAAAAAAGTTGTCGCTTATATGCACGGAACTGTTGGCGCTGGTTGGTGGGGCGATATTAACGCTAAAAAGACTCGCGAAATGTTCGATAACATTGATGCTGACGAAATTGAATTACACATTCATTCTGGCGGTGGTGATGCATTCGAAGGTATTGCAATTTGTAACTACTTAAGAAGTCATAAGGCTAAAGTTACTGCTTATGTGGATGGATTAGCTGCTTCTGCTGCTTCTTTAATCGCAATGGGAGCTGACAAAATTATCATGCCATCTAATACAACAATGATGGTTCATAGAGCTTCAACTTATGCGTATGGTAATGCTGATTCGTTAGAAAAGCAAGCCAAAATGTTACGAGACGTTGATGATGCATTAATTCAAACGTATCGAAATCGTTTTAACGGTGAATTCCACGAATTAGAAGCGTTACTTGATAACGAAACTTATATGACTGCTGAAACAGCTAAGTCTTATGGGTTTGTTGATGAAATTTCTGACGCAATAGAAAGTG